GACGCGTCCACGCTTAAGTGCGCAATTTTAAGATTAAGATTGTATTTCCCCTTTGTATATAAATACGCCAGGTACAACCTATGTTGGATCCGTGTGCTATAATAAAATATAAATAGAAATATAACTAAATCTTCCATATTCAAACTTAAACCGCTGGATAGCGCTCTGGGTATTACACCCCAGGGTCTCCTAACAAAGGTCTTTCGTCGCATTTTACAGGTAATAAAAGTTATAATAACTTTTACCGATCCGTTTCTTGGAAGGTACTAGTTAAGGATTTAATAACTCTGGTTGTAGCGGTATTTCACCCGCATCCATAGCTTTCAAGCCTTAAGGTTCCCTCCGAAGTGTCATCGGGTTTATTTTGATAAAAATTGATTCAAAACCTTGATTGGTGTTACCACCATCCTTTGAATTCTTGTTCGACAGGTTGAGATTGTTTATCTCGTTTAGTGCCTTGAGCCACTCCCGCGAGCGCTTTCCATAATCGGATAAGCGTTCCATCGGAAAATCTCGCACGTTCAGTATCAATTACTCTCGTGTAGGCTACTGATGATAATGGTAGGGATCCAATATCTCTTGATATTGAGATCAATCCCATAAACATCTCTTGGAATGGGATGTCCCATTTTCCAAGCTGTAACCGAACAAGTGAATCACTAATAGCAGAAGCTGCTACCATAATTCGTTGATGACTTGATCCCTGTACCAAGTATTGAAGTGTTTTAATGCACTCAACACAAGGTTTAGAGAATTGAGCATGTAACATCTTTCTTACTGTTCGGACATACTGTGCGTGGGTTGTAGAGTAGTTATACCCTGCAAACTCACCATCAATATATTTATCTAACGGTGACTCTTCAAGATCGGAAATTAAATAATCTAGTGCTTCTAGAAGCCCTATCTTTTCTAATTTCCCGGTAGTTTTACTGATCACTCGGGTTTCGGGATTAGCAATAAGCTTCTCCAGAACAACCCAAGATGATGGTATAGTTACCTCATGTTGAGTACCAACTAAATAAGTCTCGGAATCAGGACCCTTCAGTAATTTCTTAGCATCTGCTAAGAGATCAAGAAGAAGTTCTTTATCCTCTGGTCTTAAAGTAATAATAGGTGATACCCGCTCTAATAGAATGTCCGCAATGTCTTTGGCATGTAACTGATGTCCTTCCAGACTGTGAGCCCCGAGTCTAATTTTATTTAGTGCTCGTTTAATTAGAGGTAGCTCCTTATCGACTAAGACGTTTAAAACGGCTTGAGTCTCTAAATGAGCTTTCCCTGATTTGGGTTTACCAATCGAGAAGAACTGAGTTACTTCCTCAACAGTTGTTGGGATGTTCAGTGCAAGTATCAACAATCGAACTTTGTTGTTCAATTTACCAATAGGTTTATGCAACATTCCTAATACTCTATAGCCATACCCAGCTGCTTTAATAAAAGCCGCTAAGGTTAAGCCATATTTCTTAATGAATGTCACCGCAGAAGCCGGAGAATTGAAACTCGCTTGAAGTTCCGTAATGGTAATTGGACTTACGTCTGTTCCCATATAGAAAGTTCTCTTTGCAAATTCCAATGCTCGTCCTGAGATCGAAATTAGACTTTTATGAAGTCCAATTCCAACCCCCAGAACCCGCATTATAAATAGGTATTGTTTGGCGACATCAGTATTTCCAATTACTATGTCATCCCCGAGGATACCGTATTCTGTGAACCAGCACTTGAACCCAGCTCTATATGCAGCGAACTGCACTATAAAGTGATGAGTTAAAGCTAGCATGGCCCACGAGGATAAAGCACCCATCGGTTGCCCAACAGCATATCTAATTGGATATCGCACCATTCTATCTCTATTCTGATCTTTCAGTGAAAGAACGTAATCACGATTTACCAGAAGAGTTGCCCATTGATGAGCATACTCCTGCCCCATGATTCCTGCCAAGATGGCCCTTTGGAGCCATAAAGGTAGTCTATCAGTTGCAGCGGATAAATCTAAGCTGAATAAAGATTTCGGTTTTCTACTTATCAAAGATTT